GTACCGTGTGGGTCAAGAATAATACTATTATCAGCTGCAGTAATAATAGCTGCATCAACCCTAATTTTACCTGTGCCGTGTGGTCCGATGTGGACGTTGTTGTTGCCTGCACTGGTAATTTTGAAGTCGTTTGTATCTAGGTCACCACCAAGCTGCGGAGTTGTATCCGACAACAAGTCAAAGGCAATAGAGCCAGTAGGGATGGTAATAAAACCAAGTTGCTGGTCTACCTCAAAAATCGGGTCATCAGTCTGGTTACCACCAATCTTGAACTTACCGTTGTGGTCAGTGATTGCAGTCCAGATCTTACCGTTGTTAAGTTCAGTGATCTGTTTGGTTTCATCTGGCACACCACCATTTTCAGGCAGTGCATCGTAGTCCATACCGCTACCGACGTACTCCATCGTGTGACCGCTAGAAGCAATCTGAGAACGAAGGAAGAATTGTACAGCAGCGTTGTCAGCGATAGCACCATTAAGGCCATCATTTTGACTACGGTTACTAGCGTTAGGACGGCTGATTGTAACCCTATGTCCGCCAGTAATGACAGTGGACGATAGGATAGGATAGGTTACGTTGTTAACCGTAACAAGCATGTTGCTAGCCGGTTTGGTGTCATCACCGAACCAACCACTGCCTGCAGAAATGTTATCTACGTCAAACGTAATATCTCCATCGGCAGCAGCACCTGCAACCTGTCCGCTAAAAATAGCAGCAGTAGACTTACCATCAGCAACCAATGCTTTTTCACCAAAGTCAGTGGTAGATGCAGCCAAGTTAGCTTGACCACCATTCAGTGCTTTGATGTGGTATTTGTTGAAGAAGGCGTAGCTAGAAGTGCACTGTGCATAACCATTGTTAGTAACAAGGATGCCAGGTCCGTTAAGACCAACGTGAGTATAGCTGTCTGCAACCATTGACCGCAAAGGACTTGTGGTCTTAGGCACAGAGCCGTCGATCAACATACCACCGCCAGTAGGAGCGTTGGTAAGGTCACCAGCCTGTCCACCAGCAGGGTTGTGTGCATTAAGGTTGCTGTTGTCAATCTGGCTGTCAGAGAAGTTAGTACAGTTCTGAACGTAAGGCGACTTAGTAATAAATGCGTTGTTATAGAACGCAAAGTTCCAACCTTGCTTATCAGGCAGATCAGAGTCAATGCTGTTGTTACCAGAGTTACTGGCTTGCATACCAGTCAACGTCAGGTTCTGGATAAACGAACCACTGTTTAATTCAAACAGAGCAGAGTTACCGGCAGATGCAGGTTTTTCAGTTGCAGGCGTAGGATGCACAAGGCAGCTACGTAACGCCATACCAACAATGGAAACGTTACGACGTTTAATTTGGATAGGTGCAATTTCTTGGTAGGTACCAGCAGCAACAATCACGGTCATGCCATCACCACCACCGGTCACTTCCAGCTCAAAGCCAGAGCCACCGCCGCCGCCAAGGTTAGAGTCAGCAGCAGACAAAATGTCACCAATCTGATACTCTTGCAGCGTAGAGTTAGCAACGTTAGCAACAGTTGTAACTGAACCACTAGCCACAGTAATTGTAGCGGTCAAACCAGATCCGGTCGTACCACCAGTCAACGGTACATTACTATAAGTACCGTCAGCGTAACCAGAGCCTGCAGTCTTAATAGACGTATCGACATCTGCGTTGATGTCATTGATAGCTGCTTTAATGGTCAGCTTAGGACCACTAATACGGTGACCGGTTTTGTTATCGTCACCACCAGTTTTGTCAACATAAATGACTTTGTCTTGGGTTCGGAAAGAACCGCCAGACGCAACGTCTAGCCAAGCTGAACCGTTCCAGATTTTAAGAGTCTGGTTATCGTCGTTTTGCAGCCAGGTTTTACCGACTGGATAAGGAGAATTAGCGGGAGTGCCAGTTTGAACCAAAGTGTCAAACCGTTTAGAAGCAGCACTAGAAGTAAAGATGCTGTCGTCATCTGTAGTAGGACCGGCATTTTGCTCTGCCAGTGTAATGACGTCAGCTGGGTTAATACGGTCAAGATCCACACCACCTTGAGTAATACCCAAAGTAATAGTTCCGTCACCATCGTTGGTAACACTCAACCCTGTGCTATCAACAGCAATATCGCCAGTGATAGCAGCATCAATCATGTCATCGATCTTTGCCGTAGTGGCAATAGTCGTGTCATTGTTAGGATTAGACTCACTGGATGTGATGATGTCAGCAGCTTTAATCCTATCAAGATCAACACTGCCTGCACCAATACCAAGAGTTGTTTGACCAGCATTAGTGGATTTAGTAAGACCGGTGTTGTCAATCAACACATCACCAGTGATAGCCGAGTCAATCTTAGAGTCAACACGGTTGTCAATAGATGCAGTGGTAGCAATCGTAGTATCGTTGTCAGGCCAGGTTTCACTGCTAAGGATGGTTTCAGTGCCATCATCAAAGTAGTTGTCCTCCAGGTACTGCTTGGTAACAGCATCCTGTGCGTTAACAGGATCACCCAGTTCGGTAATCCTGTTGCTGTTCATGTCAACGTTAGTAATGAACGAGCCGCTAGACTTAGTTACATATTGATCTGTAAGCTCTTGTGCAGAGTACAGAGTTTGTAGAAAATCGTCGTTCAGATCTTGTGCACGAATAGCAGAACCTGCGAAAAATTCATTCCGCAGGTTATCAATGTCCGTATCCCTGAAGATCCTTACGTTGTTTACACCAGTAGGAGGTGCAGTAGCAAACGTAATCTCAGTTAGACTTGCAAACGTGTAATCAGTGTCTTGAGTTTTTAGGACTCCGCCGACAGAAACTTTGACGTCGGATTCCTCTAGATATTCAAATGGAAATGTAAAAGTGACTGTAGAATTGTCACCATTGCGAAATACTTCAGTTGTAGCCATTACACATTTAAGATGTCAAAGGTTACGGGTGGTTATTTGTTAGTCATGGTTTGTACGTCAAACCTGGGTGCTTGACCCATACGTTGATCCACTACGTTTCTACCAGCTTGGTAAATACGTTCTTGCAGATCATCCTGCATTTCTTGCGGCAACCGAAGTTCTGCAAGTTTTTTAGCCTGACGTGCAGCCGCGTCAATGTTAATGTAGAGGTTGTCAAACACCTTTTCGTCGATGTCTTTACCATCACGCAGTCGAAGACCGTGGATAGTATCGACCCACTGATCGGCGTCGTAGATCTTCATGTAGTGAGCAATACGGTCTCTAAAGTAACCATCCTCACCCATGATCTCAAACAACTTAGCTTTTTCCTCAGCTGTGTACTTAACACCGTTTTCTGCCACGTTAAACACGGGACGAGCGTCGTACTCAATTTTCATAAGGAAGTCAGCCTCAGGACGGTCTTTGCCTTCATAGATCTTCATGGGCATAACAGCGTTCCAAGCACGAAGCCATGGGTTTTCTGCGTAGCCAACCTTGTCACCGTAAAGCCAGTCTTTAAGTTGGGGCAGTGCACCTTCAGGATCGATGATGTCTGCTACACCGTTTTTGTTACGGATGTGAGTGCCAAGTTCGTTTTCTACTACACGCAAACCGGGAGCAATAATCCTACCAAGGTCACGTCGCACACCATGAAGCGGTGCCATAGGACTGATAAAGTTAGCAGCCCAGCGAGTGCGAGCACCACCGTCGCCACGAAGGACATCAAACATAGGCTCAAGACCAGCAAACATATCACGGCTAGTCAACGAAGCAGCTAACACAAAGCTAGCTTTTTCAAGGAACTGGTCTGGCTCACTGACGCTAGTAAAGTTATCCATAACGTTAACAGTAAACGCCATCCAGTCACCAACAGGACCAAGCCATTCGTAGCTGTGCCAGTTACCGTCATCATCCATATATGTTTTCTTCTGGTATTCACCAGCTTCTGCACGAACGCTTTGGCGGCCTGGGTCAAAGTGACCGTCACCACGAATCCTGCCTTGCAGGAACATACTAAAGGCAGCCATAATAGCAGCGGTGCCGATAGCTTTTTTACCACGCAACTCAGCACGAAGACCGTCAAACTCAGCTTGTGTGACTTTAAGACCACGAGGCTTCATAAGCTTTTCCAGCTCGTCTGTGGTAAACCCTTCCATCGGTGTGTTACCTACAATCTTTTTGTAATCATCCATAAAGGCGGTGATTGGACTGTATGTACCGAAAGTAGACACAACGTTAGCACTGGTTTTAGGAAACAGTACAAACGGTTTCATCCAAGGGTTCTGCTTAATAAGAGCGGTAAACGCCCGGACACGAGGAGTGTCTAGGTTAAGTGCAATCTCAGAAGTTGCGTAGTCAACGTAGTCATTTTTGATCAAACCCTTAGTGTCAAGCATGGAGTCATAATACTCCTTTGACTTAGCTTTAAAGGCTTCGGGTGTCATCTCAAGACCTTCGTCAATAAAGTCGTCGTAAGCCAACATGCGGGCTCGACCGTTAGCCATCACAGCACGGGTAAATCCGTCAAACGCTGACATGGCGTTAGCACCAAACCTAAGGATAGGATTCTTACCTACAGCATCTAGGGTCTCTGCAATCTCTAGCAGAGCTGCTGGACCATCTTCACCACGCTTAGAGGCTGCATCAGCAAAAGCACGAAGAAGATCCATTCCCTCTTCGTTACGTATTGCCAGGTCGTCACGGACCATATAACTTACGCTGTTTGGATCTTTAGACGCCATGGTAAACACTTTACCCATGTGCTTAGTGCCTTTGGTAAAAGAATCAAGGACACCAGCGTAGGCAGCAAAACCACGTTTAACTTGACGCATATCACCGCTAAGAATTGCACCACCAAGGTGAGCAACTGGTTTAGCAATCATACCACCAACGTTACCAAACAACGCCTTCAATGGCGTGCTAGCTGACGTAAGGATAGAGTTGTAGTAGTTAGAGTACAAACCCTGAACAATAGCGTTAGGAATGTTAGGATGTTTGTCGTACACTGCTTTTTGAATAGCAGGTAAACTTTCTTTAATGTACTCGTTAAGTTTACCCATGGTGTTGATGTCACCATCGGAAAACTCATAGGCAAGCCTAAGGGGATCAAAGAACTCAGGACGTTCTTCGTGAACAGCCTTCAGTGTTTGCACAAACCGTTGTGCTTCTGCTGCTTGTTCAACAGCCAGGTCTTTAGCAGTTTTATCGGCTTCACGAGCTGCATCTGCAATATCCTCAACTCTGTTAGGGTTCAGTACATCAAGGATGCTGACACGCTTCCAAGTATTCAGGAAGTTTAGCTTTTGACCACGCATAGATTTAGCAAAACCAGTCTCCATAAGGAGATAGCCCAGTCGGTCAAAGATACGCTCTTGTGCCTGTTTAACAGCAAGAGTGCCTTCCATATTACGTGCCTGTTCAGCGATGTCAGAAACCTGACCAGCGAAAGAAGTTGTTAAATATGCTTGTGCTTTTTCAGCATCCATATTGACATAGTCGTCAAGATACTTCTTGATCGCTTTCATACCAGCGTTAACACCTTCGTCAGTCAAGACAGCAGTTTTTTGACCAAGCCGTGTATATTCTTCTTTAAACTCATCAAGCATAAGCTTGAGCCAACCAGGGTCAGCCTGTGGATCAGCAAGCAACTCAGCTAGACGTGTACCAGCTTCGTCAATCTCTCTAAATCCAATCTTAGCTCCGTCTGGCAGGAAAGCGTCGTATTCACCAGCTTTACGGATCTGTTCTTTAACTGCGTCAACAATAGACCGTTTAGGCAGTTGATCTGCTTCTAGTCCATATTTAAGTGCAGCTTCAGAAACTAGGCTACGTAACCTGCCGTGTACAGTACCTTGATTGTTTTTGATACGTACGGCGTCCACACCAGCCCCTACAACACCCATGTCATCTACGGTACGTACACCAACCTCATCAGAATGGAAAACGTCGTGTACGCCCTTTGTAGCCTCTTCTGGAGCAGGGTTCTTAGACAATGCAAGTTCACCAATCTCATCCAAAGCCTCTTCTGTTTTAGCAACAGCAGCTTCCATGTTTTGCATGAACTCTTCA